GCTGGATGATAACAACTATGTGTCTCTCCGGTCTGCAAATAGATAGTGGTGTGGTGCCATTTGGCCAAACAAAATGTAGGAGATAGTTCATTCATTATAGGAATGAATTTTTGTATTCTTGCTTTATCGTCCATTAAACTGATCCTCTAACCATTTAAAATCATTGATCTTCTTTAGTGCTTCTAAGTCAGTTCGATTAGCAAGTCCATAGTCTCGGCCAGCTTTGGCACCACCTGTGGCATATTCATTACCCACTGAACACCATGTGTCCAAACGTTGTTGTGTTTCAGTATCGTCTTGTCTATCAATTACTCTACTAGCCAGTTTGCAACATTCCCTAAACGCAGATTTCCAAGTATTGAATGGATCAGTATTAAATGCTGTGATGTTAGATATGCGCTGAATAGGTTTAAAAAGATTTGAGATACTCGTGGTCATATCTGGTTTGCTTAGATCCATATCTATGGTAAGTTGCCTAGGCAACAGTTTTACTCCGCCATACCCGTAGACTAATCCGTTGATAGGATTTAAACTCTGCCATACGTGTACTGTGTTTTTAGTATTGAACTCGTAATAGGGTATCTGATAATCAAAATCAAAGGTGTTAACTATCTGAGCATCTGCATCCACTACATAGAACATATCGGTTGATGTTTTTTTTGCTGCTTCAATATGAGCTTGATGTATGCCCTGCACTCCGTCAACTCTAAATAACTTATTCTTTGTGATTTTACTGTAGAGTTTAAGATAGTTAACTTCAGCAAATGATTCTTTATAACTTATAAAGACAATGTCATATTGCTGCGGAACACTGGCATGTATGTCTATTTCTTTTTTCTTTGTGAAAAATCTATAATCCCATTCTCGTTGTAGTATTCTTGCATTTTTAGGAAATATACATACTCCATCGTAGTATTCTCCATTTTTAAAAACGTGTACATATTCCTCGTCCCATTTAGGTACGCGATAATCAAACTCAAAATCTATAACATTTAAATGATCCCAGACTACCCAAAACATTTTAGTAAACGCTCGAGTTTTTACTTCTTCAAATGTTTTTACGTTTTCTAATTTCTGTGCGTTGGGGAACTTTTCTTTAAACGATAACCAGATTTCGTTGTTGATTTCGCTAGAAGAGACTAAAAAAATATCATACATTTTCAGGCATTCGATAATAGGTCAATCCAAGATTTATAGTTTCGTCATATAAATCTAATGTATATTTGCTAGTGTCAGGATCTAACCAAGGCCAGTCTAACCCTAGTTCTGTTTTTATTTTGTCTCCAAGATTTTTAATCTCGTCAATTAGCCCGTCGCCGTTGACTTCTTGATACGGCTTGCCGTATTGATTCCAAATGCTCCTAAGGATCTCGAAGTCTCGAACATCAACATAATTCCACTGTGTACAATTAGCCATCCATGTTCCTAACCTAGCACCGTACACTGCATACATACCGTTTTCTTCATGCGCACCCACAGTTGACCACATGCGCAGTCGATGGATGTTATGCCACCAAATACGTTCTCGAATTTCTTGAGGAGGAACTTTGACCCCGTCAAGTAGTGTCATTTTGACACCTTCACGGAATCCTGCTCGCCATGCTTGGAACGGTGATCCAGTGATAATGCTTTCACTGTAGACTCTAGGAAAATTACGATAGCCATCTTCCCAACAAAAATCTACCTGCCCTCGATCGCTGTCTGAGTTTTCGTGAGTCCGCATATTAAGCACAAAATCTTTCTTCCAGATTTTCAATCCACCATTGCCGTATCGTAATCCATTAATGCTATTACGCCCACACCACCCATAGACCTGTATTTTAGGATCAGTCATATCAAGTTCAAGATTAAAGAATGCAGGGTCAACGATATTGTCTGCATCAACTGTGATAAACCATTCAGTCTCACTTAGTTCTGCTGCTGCTTTATGTGCATGGTCGCTGCCCTTGACTCCGTGAACACGTTTAGCCCACGGCACCTTGTTGCATAAATCTGCATAATGCAAATCTGCGTTAGGTTCATCATAGCTTAAAAAGACTACATCAAATTCTACAATTTTCATTTATGTTCTATAATATAATTTTTAAAAACTCGTCTAGTATAAAGACTAAACTTATCAGGCAATTCTAAATTTTTTATCGTTTTGCTTTTACCGCTGAGATCAGAAATTTTTATAGCAAGCATACTGTACAAAATATTAGGATCGTTGTATTCTGTTATTAGAAAATTCATAACAGTCTCACCATCCCATAAAACCTTCCGTTTACTTACAGGTTGATATTTCTTAGGCATTTTTTTAGTGCCATTGAACTCTTCAGTCAGTTCAAATTTCATCGTGCATTTAGATCGATCATAAGTTATGTAGATATCAGGTCTATCAATTTCTGTCCATTGTTTTGAAATAACCCTATGCAACACATCATCAATTTTAAATATGTTTTTTACTTCTGTTATTTCTAAAGAATTATTTCTAAAATCCACGAAGCAAGAACTTAATCTAATTTTTCCGTTAATTATTAATTCTGCTTTTTCAGAATCAACTGGTATTTTATATTTTTCAGATTCAAATGCATGATTAGGACCAATACTCAACCCTTGCCCAGATTCTGGATCATATACCATTGCATATTCAACAACTGGAGCAGGATTATTAATTAACCATGTGTCGATGTTTAATTCTTCTTCCATGCTATCTCCTCAAAAATATTAATCATCTCTGTATTAATTTTATCTTTTTCTACATAATGCACAATGTCATGCTGTTGATAATTACCAATTTTTAACTTGGCTTTAGGATTCAAATAAAATCCCACATGATCAGACGTTGTATCAGCTGGCCATGGCCAGTTTTGTACCAGCGGTTTCATGTGTACTACCTTAGGAAAACTCAGAGGATATGATATGTCATCTGCAACATCTAATATCTTAGCGGCAAGCGCAAAGGATTCGTCTGTGCCTATTTCTTTGGGCTTGTGCTGTGTTAGAAAGGAATTAGCAAACTCTTTAGGATACTTCATAATATACCTAGCGAGAGTAAAAAATTCTGTGGCTAACTCTGAATCTTTTTTAAAGAAGGTCCAAAAGCTGTAAAGATTAGGTAAAGCATTTTTAGTAAATGTCTTTCTATATTCATCGCTGGTTATCTGCTCACCTCTGTAGGTATAAGCACAGTTAGCTACGTATAGTTCAGAATTTTCCACAAAGTAATCTATCCAATGACTGTAATCTCGCATGAACAACATGTCTGTGTCAACACAAACAGTATGTTCAAACGGTGATAGTTGATCCATGAAACTACGACCATTCCAGTGTGTTTCTTGATCCCATTCTATTACATAATCAAATACCCACGGAGAGTTAAATCTAGTCAATTGATGTGTGTCATCTATTACCAATGCAACCTTATCGTATCCTGGTTTCTGTGTGTTCTTAATGCTTAGTGCTAGAGCATAGGCCATCTGTTCATAGTCTATGGTCTCATGATGGCTTACTACAATTAGATATCCAAAGTTCATATCAACTCCAATAACTTATCAGCATGACGTACTAGGCTCTGTTTATTCATGACATGGATATCTCTTCCCCGGATCACTGCTGTGCAATAATCTTCGGTAAGGTTGTGAGAAATTAAGAATGTTAACTTGCCCGTGGAGTCAACATCATACAATATATCTTTGTCTATGGAAGTGAACACAGAAGGCAAAGTCAAAGATCGATCACTTTCAAATCCTGTCAATATATGTTTGGCTACAGAAAACGCGATGTCATTCCTATATTGTCTAGTGTCAAATCTAAAAAGATCTCCGTAATATTGATAGTTGTCCCGTACATATTGCACCATATCGAAAAAACTTTTGGCCTGATCATTTTTAGTAAACATCACTGCCGTGGCCCAGAACATGTGTACTCCGGTATCAGAAATATACCTATCGTGATAGCCTGTTCTCTCTAGACCCACTATGTCATTCATGGAATCTGATATTAGTACATCATCCATGTCCCAATATTCGTTCAGCCTATCGGAAAAAACAAGGAAATCTGAGTCTATCAGTAGAGTTTTATCGTAGGGTGTTAGATCTAACACACTGGCTCTATTGTTATTAACAAAAGGCACGATCTTGCTAATCGATGCACCATCATGCAATCTGCGTTTATTTTCAGATTCGGGTTTTTTAATTTCTATTATGTTTTCAAAAACATCTACTGCACGTTGATATATCTTGGATTCTTTCATCCACGACACTGTGGTCTTGTCTGTGATAAGACTAACTGGTAGGTTGAGATATTTTTTAGCCAAGCCGCCAGCAATCACTGCCATCAAGGCGTAGTCAGTGTCTCTATTGTTATGAGCGAATATTACTACACCGCGCTTCATAGGTCTACCAGTTTCTCAATACTTCTGCTTTTTTTGAGTTTCTGATATTGTTCAAAATATTCCAAGGTAGCAGAAAAATATCTATCGAGTATCTGATCTCGAAAAGACTGCACATCTTCGATTAGTATCGGAGTCTCATTGATGTCAAGTAGCGGAACACCCGACGTCCGTCCTTGATCGATCAGCATTTGAATAAATGTGATCAACTCTCTGTCGATTTTAAAAATGCCGCCATTGATACCAAACGTTAAATTGGCATCAGCTTTTTCTTTTAATGTCTTTCTTTGGATTGAAAATGCTTGGCGATAGTTTGAAAAATCCAGAGCTTTTTTTAATTGCTCTTCCATAAAATTCTCCTGATTAACATAGCACTTTATTTATAGTGCTAGGTTTCCACGAGAAAATTAACTGCCAGTTATAGTTCCAATTGAGATGCTAGGGGAAGCTACTGTGAAGTTTCCTAGTCCTGCGCCCGAGGGCTGCATGGTTCCAGTGGCTTCTAATGTCTCAACGAATACATCCAATATACCGTCTACGGCATCCGGGCCGGCTGATATACCAGTATGATCGTCAAACAATTGGACGTATAGTTCTAAGGTAGTAGCAGTTCCTCCGCTGTTGTTAGCCACTGCGGGAGTACGTGCAGACAATATATAATTGTTGGCAGCATACGAATTGGTACTTTGAGCTCTGTACCATTCTTGGAAAATTGTGGTGCATCTGTAAAAATTCTTGCCGTCTAATGTGCCTGTGCCTTGTACTGGAATAAATCCACCAAATGCCTGTTGGCCAGCTGTGCTTAACACACTCTGCCAGGAGTTATTTTGTGAGGTTCCCGAACTGCCGGCAAATATGGATTGAATTCGTATTTCGCCGCCGGAGTTGAAAAAGGATCGAGCTGCTGCTGCTGAAGCGAAACTCACAGTAATGATACAATTTAATTGGTTAACAAAACTTCCTGTTCTTCTTTGAGAACCTTTGCTAACTGTAATGAATTGTCCAACTGCAGGACGCTTGCCTCGAGCTGCTGTTATGGCATTGGCGTAAGAATCATATTGCACGAACGGATATGCAGAAACTCCTGCTCTTATGATATCATTTTCTAAAATTGTTACTAACCCTGGAGTAGTTCCGTAGATGTGTGTCCAAGCATTGATGATATCAAATTTTAAACGATTCCATTCAGAGATACCAATCTTCTGCCCCAATGATACTGCCGAACTGTATATGGACTGTCCGTACCCAGAATTTGAAGATCCCGATCCTAGCACAGCAACGATCTTGTCTCTGATATTATTATAATTTTGGATCTGTATAGTGGTATCCGTAATACTAGCAGGAGCAGCTCTAGAAAAATCTCCAATTAAAAATGAACATGTGGCCAATCCGTTGACCAAAGAAACTGTAACTTCCTCGTTGCCTTCGGTGGCAGAATCAGATGCCAGTGTTATGGTAGTAGTAGCTACTCCGTTGAATCCGCCGTCTGAACTTGACACTGTGAAATTACCGCTAGTAGATGCAGGTGTAAAATCAGCTGCTGACACACCAACACCAGAAACTGTAAAAGGAATCACTGCGCCATTTGTTACGCCGGTTGTTCTTAATGTTAATGTTATAGAATTAGTTTCTGCTTCGCCTGGAGTTGGAGTGATCTTGTATGTAGGGTCCCAGTATCGTATGATAACAATACCGTTTCCGCCATTTCCGCCTGGCCCTGGGGAGGATCCAAATCCACCACTACCTCCTCCGCCTCCACCAGTATTTGGAACACCAGAGACTCCGCCGTTGGAAGCTACTCCGCCAGCCCCCCCGCCGCCGGCTCCACCAGAAGCCGAACCTATACCTATACTGCCTATTGTGGTAACACGAGTAGCTCCTCCTCCGCCACCACCGCCATAATACGTAGAATTCCAAGGCAATAGATAACCGTTTCCGCCAGCGCCTGGATAATCTCCCGCATTCCTTCCAACCTGTCCAGGAGAAGATAGTGATCCCGAAACTAATCCGGCGCCGCCGCCGCCGCCACCTTGATATCGATCAACGCCATCTCCTGGACTTTGAACTCCGGAATAAAATCCAGAACCGCCTGCAACCGATCCGCTCGCTCCTCCAGCAATACCACTGATACCAAGAGTTTGACCATTACTTCCGCTACCGGCAGTTAATGTGCCAAATACTGTGCTAGTTCCAGAAGCCCCAGAACTTGCAATACCACCGGATCCAACTGTAACTGATATACTGGAACCAGCAGTTGTTAAATAATTAGTAGTTAGTAGTATCTGTCCACCGCCACCACCGCCAGACATAGCGGCAGAGCCGCCCGCACCGCCACCGCCAACAAGAAATAACTCGTTTATGAGATATACTCCGTTAGGAACAGTCCATGTGGTTGATGAAGTAAACGTTACTGTATTAAGTGGCATATGACTACTTATGTCGCTGAAATCACTGCTAGACTATATATTGGACTAGATATTGTAAATGATCCTGTGGGTTGTAGACTACCTGATGCTTTTAATTCTTCCACTATAAGACTCAGTGTCCCGTCGACTACTCCCGATGCTGGATTAGTTCCAGCTGGAAATCCAGAAATCACATCCGGGTCTACATAGTCATCTTTCCATGTAATCCTAAATGTTAATACTGTAGCACCACCCACTGAATTATTTGGAACATCACACTTGGCAGCTATCTGATAATAGTTAGCAGAATACGGTGTACTGTTGTTTAATTGATAAAATTCGCCGCCTGCATATGCATTGGTCAACGTATAGAAATTGATGTTAAGCGGAGTATTAGCGCCAAAGCTCTGTGTTCCTGCTTGGCTTAGTGTATTAGTCCATGCATTGTTCTGCGAAGTTGCAGAACCGTCAGTCCTAGTGCTGGTAAATCTTATCTTGCCGCCACTATTAAAAAAGTATCTAGCATCATCGGCTGTAGCAAAACTAACTGTGAGCTCTGTGGTGGCCGATACCGACCAGCTAGTACTGAAAGTTCTAGTGGCTTTAGTAGATAAAATAGATTGGCCGTTGCCTATGTTAAATCTGTTCGCTGTGGCATTAGTTGCCACAAACTCAAAATTAAAATTAGGATGACCTGCACCATATCGAATCGCGGCTGGTGCTGGTGCAACTTCGGCTAGATTAGGAGCGACTCCATCTTGATGTACTTTTATATTAAAAAGATCGTAGCGTAAAGCTTCCCACTGTGCTTTGGTTATTATATTTCCCGAAAACACAGCGGCACTTTGTATAGTCTGCCCGTATCCTCGATTTCCTGAACCGGAACCTAGGACATCTATAATTTGGTTGCGTATGCTGTTATACTGCGTAGCAGCAATTTGGGCTCCGGTAGTCATTTATAAAATCACCGCTTCTACTAATTTTGTACCTGTATCGCTATTGCTTTCTAATGCAATGGCAAATACTTCGCTTGAATGATGCACCCCCACTGTGGCACATCCGTCATTGGCAGCTATTAGATTATCTCCTTTTTTAACAGAACCGATTACCTTAACTGGAACACGACCTTTTAGAGCAACGTAAACGCCACCTTCTAAATCCTTGTTCATCATGTAAGCTGGATTGGTACTAATTACCCCGATCGCTCGTTTACCCCATGTACTTGCAGTAACTTCTTTTTCGCCGCCAATAATCATAACTGTGCCAGCAGCGTATTCCGCATCTGGTAGATACTTTTCAGCTAAGTCAGCGTATTGAGCTGCGGTAGCAGTACCTTGGAACAAATTAGCTTCCATGTTTCCGCTAGCATCTCTGGCTGCTATGCTGTAGGGTGTTGCTGTGGTCTTTGCTGACCTGTATTGTGTACTAGCCGATGCTGAATTCCATGCATCGTCGGTGGCAGCATTGTTTATTCTTAATCTTTCTGATTTACTAGCAACACCATAGAAGTTGTTTGCATATAAATCGCCTGAAGAATCTCTAATAGGAATGCTGACTTCGCCGGCTGGTATGCTGATCGATGGAGAATAGTTAGTTAATTTACTGGAATTTGATGCTGTACCATTTAAATTTCCATCAACTGCTCCGAACAAGTTTCCTCTAATTGTAGCACCATCATAACCTATCTGCTTAGTGGCTGCATTGATCATTAGTGTGGTATCAGTTGCTCTAAGATTTCCGGTATGTACTCCAGTAATATCACCAGTTACATTGCCTGTTAGATTGCCATTAAATGTACCTGCGTACACAGTGTTCCATCTTAACAGCGCAGTACCTAGATTAAACGAATTATTGCTGCCCGGAACAACTCCGTTAGCAGTCATTATAGCAACATCTCGTTCGTCAGTACCTTCAGCTACTGTTATTCTAAATATAATATCATTGCCTAACCTATTTTCAACAATAACTTCATCTCCGTTTTCTACACGGATTCTTAGATCATTGCCATCTCCAACTTGCAGTCCTGGGTCTTTGAAACCAATTTCGTTGTCAAAAACAATGGCGCCTTTTTGCACAAAATTAGCAGCGTCAACGCCACCTAGTTTAAGTGCATTTGATGCTGTTCCCCAATAGACATAGTCATCACTAGAAACCCCCACGGAGTTGGTCTTTGCTATAGTGATACCTTTCTTGATCAAGGTAAAATCTTCGATAGGATTCACTGTGCTGTTGAGTGTAAATGCGTCTGGACTGACCACTGCAATGGTTTTACCGCCGGTAATCAGTTTCATTATTGAGTGGTTGTTGTTCAGAGAGTCTTTAACTACCACTGCACTAACCACCGAAGCTCCTAGTTCCGGACTAGCTTCTGGTCCGACTAATACGAACTCTGTGCCCGACCATGTATAAAGCTGTTGTGCTGAACTATCCCACCAAAATTCACCTGTTCCTAATCCGCTAGGCGCAGTAGAGCTTACTTCAGCTCCGCTAGCTACCTTGAATTTAGAACCATCATAGAATTTTAGTTTTTTATTTCCGCTGTCATACCATATTTGACCCGAAATTTTCTTAGGCGGTGCACTGGTATTTGCAAAATTTTCTAGTAAATGTAAGAAATTTTCGTTCTGTACTTCACCGTATCCTGCATAGTTTTTACCTACGAATCGTAAATCCGTAGTTGTGTCAATAGTACCGTCTTCGACTGATACTAAAAATGTTCCATTAAATTTATCTACTTGGTATGCCATGTGTTAACTCCGCCCGGTTCTTGTATTTATTCGCTTTAAACTATACGGGACGCAGCAGCATCTCGTAATCTTTCTAATTCTAAGTATTGTGAGTCTGTCAAACTAGGAGTAATTCCCAGTGATTTTTGTCTGAGATGCCTTAAAACTTTCCAATCCGTCGATCTCAAAAACTCTAATTCTATACCATTTTGCAGTTCAATTTCTCGATGACTGAGTATTTCAGCAGCGACAGCAACTACAGAGCTTGTCGAAACATCATAGACGTGGGTTTGATCCATGATTTTTTGAAAATCCTGATCAGATATAGTTTTAATCAATACCGTAGAAGGTACTGATGGATTATAATTTAATATATTAATTACTTTATTATCTTCTATACAAACGTAGTACATATTTTTAACTCCATACCGCTAGCCAATTGGCTGCTGGTGTTGATCGTTGCTCTGTGTTTTGCACATAAACTCGTATTCTATCGCTAAGATATGAATATGTACATCTCAATGAATCGTCTCCGTTTACTCCACCTGCAAAATGTATTACATGAATGGAAGGTATAAATGCCACAATATTACCCATGGATTTACCAGACGGAGGAAATACATCAAAAAAGTTGGCTCCGTTATTGAAACTGCCTACTTGGTTAGTAAATCCAGCGGTGCTGTAGTTAGCTCCGGAGATTATTGTGTAGTTGGTAGATATTGTTATGTTTCCAGTACCATCAAACGGTACACCGTTAATAGTATACGCGGTTTGTAGCCTAGTAGCAGATGTAGCGTTTCCAAGTAATGTCGCAGTTATGTTAGTGGCACTAAATCCGCCTGTTGAATCTCTAGCAACTACTTTATTTGCTGTGCTTGCTGATGTTGCATCTACAGAGATAGTGGTAGCTATCTGTGTATTATAAGAACTAACATCTCCCCCAACTGTGGTTAACACCAAATAACTGTCTGATGTTTTCTTTGTTAGATTAGAGAAAATTTGATTTTCCCATTGGATAGTGTTTCCGGATCCGGCTTTTAAAACCTGTCCAGTTGTACCTACTGGTAGAAGCGCAGTTGTACCGATTGCTGTTTGATATGGTATTGCACCTGCGCCGCCACCTGCTATGTTTGTTGCTGTGGTTGCCGAAGTCGCTGTGGTTGCATTTCCTAAGAAATTGTTGGCATAGATATTATTAAATTTATATCCAGTAATTCCTAGATTGGTGGTGTTGTCTCCGATTATAGCTGGAGCATTTGGGCCGCCTAATGCTAGGGATCTAGCAGAATTAACAAATGAAACATCCGGTCCAGTCTCACCCATATCAAAATTTAATGTTCCAGTAAAGGATCTGATAGTCGGAGTTGACGAATCAACTAAAATTCTCAACGAGCTTCCTACACCCAATGTGATACCAGCATCAGCAACATTTAAAGAATTCAATGTTCCGACTTGTTGAAGGTTGGATGTTAAGACTGTGTTAGCAATATAAGTACCAATTAATGTCTGTGCATTAGCGGCCACTGTTATATTTTCAGTTCCATTAAACAAAACACCATTTATAGTTCTTGGTGTTTGTAATTGCGTGGCAGAAAATGCATTTCCAGATAACGTAGCTCCGATAAAATTGTTGGCTGTTATTACATCAAACGAACTTGTTCCAGATACTGCTGTCACGTTGCCTGTTAGATTACCTATGAAATTAGCTGTTATAGTACTGGCTGAAAACCCGCCTTCACTATTTCTTGCTACAACTTTACCTATGACATTAGAGGGAGTTGCGTCAACTGCCCAAGTCGACGGCGCAGATCCATCAAAATTATCTCCTAGTATATACGCACCTTTGGTGAGATAATTTGTAGTAGATGATTTTATTGTTATATCTGTTTGTCCGTCAAACCCAATGCCATTTATTAATCTTGTTGTTTCTAATCTTGTTGCTCTATCTGCACGACCAGTTAAGTTTGATTTAATGCCTGCAGAAGTTGACATCGTCAACCCGATTGCCAAACTACTAAATCCGGAAATTGAATTACCTACTGCTGGAGTGAATGCTTTATTAGATATAATCCCTAATACTGTATCATCTACTGTTAAAAATATAACAGGATTAGTATTGCCATCAGAATCAATCAGTGTTCCGGACCTAGTTCTTGTTTCGCCGAACCCTTCGGCATTTTCTGGTCCTATAAATACCCATCGATCTCCATTATATACATGTAAGCTATTTGTCGGAGATTTAAACCAGAAGGCGCCACCTGGAGGACCGTCGGGTGGGGTCTCCGAAACTACAGCAGACCCCACAACTATCCATTTAGTTCCGTCATAGGCATGCAATAAATTATTATCTGTATTAAACCATGTCTGTCCGCTGAGCGGCCTCGCCGGTGGAGTATCGTTGGCAAAATTTTCTAGTAGAAACACAAAATTTTCGTTCTGAGTTTCTCCGTATCCAACATAGTTTCTTCCAACTAATCCCAGGCTTGTAGTCGTGTCAATAGTCCCGTCATCGAGGACTACTAATTCTACGCCGCTGTATTTGTTAATTGTATAAGGCATTTAAACCGCTCCTGGTCTCATTATGGTGGCAATAGTGTATCTGAAACATGTGTCCATGCTCCTGCCACTATTTGAAAAGTTTTAATAATTCTTGTTGTTGATATCGATGCTGCCGATACGGTAGCAGAAGAAATAGCAACGTTAGTAACTGCCGGAGCAGTGCCTGTTGGTGTCGTGAAAGTTGATGTGCTTTGACTTATCAATGGATTGATGTCTAAACTCGTAGAACCATTTACGATGATATTACATAATATCTTAGCAATCGTTCCAGATCTGTAATATGCAGTTTCTGTTCTTGCTGCGGCGGTATTCGGATCAGGAGCTACACCAATTCCGCCGGGGGTCGCTGGACCGTTTAGAATACTATTAATAATATAGCTATTAGGTTTACCATCAGATAAATCGATACTTAAAATAACTGGTCGGGTTTCAACGGTGTTATCTGCATATTCTTTAGTCGCAGCATGTTGGCCAGCAGTTGGATCTGCAACATTAGTGATCTTTTTATTTCCTAGATTTAATGTTCCGGTTCCATTAATGGCCAATGTTAAGTCTGTGTTTGATGCAGTTACTTGTATAGTAGAACCATCAACAAATATGTTATCAACAGTTAGTGAAGTTTGTGCGCCAAAACTAGTTACACCTGGAATACTTGTGATTCCAATACCTAACGAATTTCCGGATATAACCGTAACTCCGTCAATTTTAAATTCTTTTCCACTAGCTAAGTTGATGTGCTCAGAACTATTCCATGCTTGACTAGCTAACGCTGGTATGCCATCGTTGTATCCTTCAGATAACGCTGCTCCGGATGATGCCGTTAACGCTTGACCAACATCATGCCAAAGAAATACATGGCTCGATGCTCCTTGTAGAATTATTCCGCCTGTTGCAGCATTTGCATCTGTGGGAGTTATTCCTGTTGATCTTGCTAGTGTTATGCTTTTATCTTCTACAGAGATGTTAGCTGTGTTGATTGTTGTTGTAGTTCCTTGGACTGTAAGATTTCCTGTGATTTCAACATCACCACCAAACCCCACAATACTTGAGGGCAACCCCTCATAGAATTGAACTACCCTAGTTGCTGTTTTGATTTCAAATGCAGTTTCTTCAGCAATACCTCGTCTTACATTAAAAACAATATTTTTATCTGAAGCAGCATTAGATAGCAATACATCACCACTAGATACTGTTAAGTTTGCCTGTCCAGCGGAACCGACTACTAATCCCAAATCTGTTGTGATTCGTAATTGTCCGTCTATGGCATTTGAAGTATCTTTTCTAACATACGTAGTAGCGACTGTTCCGCCTAATTGCTCCGAATTAGTACAAGTTACATTAAACTTGATCCCGGCCAAATTACCAGCGTTGAATCCCGGAATAATGCTGCCAGAGAAACCGTCTATGGCATTTTTAGGTGCAAAGCTATCTTTGGCGAATATACCTAATAGTATTCCGTTGTTATACAATCCTGTGATCACTCGAGTTTGATTGAGTGTATCTAAAAGACTAACTACCCGTAGTCCGCTAACACCCTGACTTGTTGAATAATCCGGACCTAATAAAATTGTGTTTGTACCATCAAAGAAATACAACTGTCTATCAATATCATTAAACCACAAATCACCAACTCCTAGAGATGACGGCTGTGTACTGGATATCGTTGCTGAGCTAACTGGAAGGAATTCACTTCCGCTGTATACTTTTAATTTTAATTCGGACGAATCAAACCACACTTGTCCCCTAATTGGTTTAGATGGTCTAGTTGTTCCAGCAAAGTTCTCCAGCAATTTGATAAAATTTTCATTTAACGCTTCGCCGAACCCGCTGTAATTTTTTCCAATCAATGTTAAATCGGTAGACAGCTGATCTACCTGACCATCTGCCACCGTAGAAACT